GTGGTATAACGATCATCCCAATTAATTACTCCTGCAATCTGTGCATTACAACTACTTTCTACATAATCATAAAAACAAAATCGTCCAACAGCTGCTGTAATGAAATCATCATAAGATGGTGCAGTTGTAAATACACCAGGTAATAACCACCAATAACTAGCTGATAAATCATATGTAGTAACACATGTAGTTGTTGTTTGTAAACCAATACATGGATCTAAATCTCCAGATAAAATTTCAGTTGTACAAGAAGGTGGAGGTAATATTAATGTATAATTGTTATTTTGATATTTATCTCTTACTATAAATTCTACATTTGCTGTTACTTGATATGTCGTTGCATCAAATATATCTCCACGATTTCCTGGATGATTAAATCCACATTTTTCACAAAAACTTTGTATCTCAAATACATTACCAGCTGATATATTAGTTAAATATGGATTTTCTATATTTTCTCTACACTTGCATCTAGCACCCCATAAACGCTGTTGGTTAATAGAAACAATATCCATTATTCTTCTTAATTCGGGAGGATAAACAAATCCAAAATCATCAATAGGTACATCAGTTGAATCTGCTAGAGAATAAATTTGATTAACTCCACATGTTTCAATATCTGCATGATTAGCTACAAAATTTTGAATTCGTTCATAAGATTCTCTACCAAATGCTTTTCCTTGTTCTGTTTCTTTTCCACCAAATACTCCACTAATATATCCTTCCCATAATGTTGCATTATCATGTATATGAGGAGCCTTACCATATGATTGCATTACTCTTGTAGCATCCCAAGATTCATTAAATCTTCTTATATCATATGTATCAAATTCTAGAATATTAAAGAAATTGCTTAATCCTGTTAATTGATAAGTTTCGGAGCCTAAAATAGCTGACATACTTGCTGTTATTAGCGTACTTAAAGATTCTGCTGTTAACTTAACGGTGTTAGTTAAATAACCACCAATTGTAAATCCATCTACATCTATAGCTGACATATATGCTGCAGTAACAAGTGGATTCCAAACTTGAACATCTTCACCTTGTCCGGTAACAGTTCTAATAATTGTACTCATCGATTGTCCAATTGTATTTGTTGATGGTATATCAAATAAGATTGGATCCTTACTAGCTGATAATGTTGTTACAACACTTAATGCACCATGTAATGTTACATAAGCTGGAATCTCTGTATTTATCCAATAAAAATCAAAAAATGGATCTCTACCATTACGTGTAATTTTTAATCTCGTTGGTGTTAATCCATATACATTATGTTCAACATTAGCTAAAACCATTGAATTAGCATAACCAGGAACTTTAATACCATTTGGAATAGAATCTAATAATACTGGATAATCTGAATAATCTACAACAGCCCAAACAGTTACTGGTGAACCGATAGTACTCGCTCTATCATCTACATAAAAGAAATCAGTAGACGTTAATGTACCGCTTAATGTAACTGAATCAATTTGAGTTCCAGCTGTATCAGTAAATCTCCATTGTGGTATTAAATGCGACCATTTATTTTGTGGAATTTGATATGGAGCAGAATTTGACCCAGCAGCATATAAATGAACAGTATGAGAATTATTATCTTCAGCTGATAAACTAATTGTAAATGGAGTTTCTGAAAAACATCCAACATAAGCTCCAGCTGATGGAGTTGATGTTAATGATGCCCATACTCTCGATCCTGCTACTGCTGATAATTCAAAATTAGTTGTCATTAGAATTCAATTGTTTCAAATACTGTAACATCTGAACCAACTACAATTTTATTAGAAAAATGTTCAGTATCATTTAGAAATAAATATTTAAAATATTCAAGAGTTTTGTTTTCAGTAACTAATTGTGAATCTGTTAAATAAATTGGATTCCAAATAAGCATTGATAGTCCATTAAATCTAACTGTTGGTTTATCAACTCTTCTTGTGAAAAATGTCTTAACACCTCTTACTGCTAATATATTACTAGTAATAGTGCTTATATCTAATGAATCGCCTAAGCTTAAATTATCGCGACTAAAAAAGTCTGTCAATACTTTTAATACATCTTGAATAATTGAATTACCATCTCTACGTTCAGTTGAATCTCTTTCAATAAATAACTCTGTATTTGCAACATCATCAAGAGTACCTGATGCAGAACCATCTAATGCAATAGCTATATCTGCTGCAATATATACTGGATCTATTATTACAACTTCTGATGTAAGAGTCTTAACTGTTTGTAATGTTGAAATCATTAATTCTTTTTGAGCTGGTGTTAAATTAGTTGTTGGATTACTTGTATTAGAAATAGTTTTTGGTACAGCTGTAACATAGATATTATTAAAATTACATCCATCAGCAAAATGAAGTTGATTAAATAAAATATTAGAAATATCATTTGGATTTTTTAATCCAATATCTCTATAATAATATTTCAATTGTTCGTTTAAATACTTCCAATTATTTGCTATAGCTATATCATGAATAAGATTAGCAAAGTTTGTACGAATATAATTCTCATAATCATTTTCTGTAACTAATCGATATTGTGATCTAAATACTCCTGGTGCATTATTTCTAATAGAATCTGGGTCTTCTTCTTCTGAAAAATAAGTTGAAATTGTATTATTATTGAAGTTTAATGAACGAGCTTGAGTAGTTGAAATAAACACTAAATCATCACTATCTGTTGTATTTAAATCTGATCTGATTTCATCATATCTTGTTGTAGAGAAAGGAACTAAATTTCTACCTTGAATAGCATTTACACCAACTTCACCTAAAGATCCATTAGATTCTAAATAATAAATACCTACTTCATTACCAACATTTAATTTTTTACCATTTATACCATTTCCAAATTTAATTTCATATCTCTTATTCTCATTAAATCTCACTTCATAACTTCTTGAGAAAGCATTCTCTAAATAAAGAGAAGGTACTTCATTCCATTCGATCCATGTATCATTTTCTTTAACATATACATCTATAGAGAAATGATCAATAATTACATTATCTCCTGGAGAAAAGAATACAACTTCATTTTCATTTCCTGTTGCAGTATACGTAGGAAACTCTTTATATCGTCCCTGAAATAACAATTTTTCGGATGCAACAGAATCTAATGATTGTACAACACCAACTGGAGTGGTAATTGCAAATACAATATCTTCATTAAAAGCATATGACCCTAAGCCGTTTTCAATATATGAATAACGTGGGATCGTATATAACCCATTTCCATACGTACTATCTGCAGTTAAATTAAATGTAAGAGTTGAAGTTTGTTTACCAATTGGCTTATAATCAAGTAATTTAACTATTCTATTCATGTTTTCATAAATTTGTGCTTCTGAAAACAATGCTTCTGTTGATGTTTTATTTAAGTTAAACAATAATGCATTAAATGTATAACTAATAATCTCATTTATAGTTGAAATATATGAGCCTTCATAATTTTGATCTGTAAACAGACCAGTTTCATTTAATCTATCACGAATAAATTGCTTAAATGATAATGCATCGAAAGCTAAATATCCATCTTTTGGAATTAAAAATTCTGTATTTGTCGCCATAACTTACCTCTTATATAAAACTAAAACCACTTCTTGTGAAAATTGTATCTAATTGTAGTAACCCTGTTAAAAATGGAACTATTAATATTAATGTTATATTGTACTCATGTTGATCTGCAACACCAACAATATCTAATCTATCTAAAGTTACTCTTGGTTCCCATTGTTCAATTGCTCGAGAAATACTTCGACCTATTGACGATGCTGTTGCTTCAGTAATAGGTTCAAAAATAAATTTACGAAGATCCGCTCCATATTCCGGAAGAAGTATTCGTTCTCCTGGTAATGTATTAAATAAATTTCTAAGTGAGTTTTTAATAGCATTTAAATCAAATGCTACTTTAAAATCTCTACCATTTGCATTAGTTTGTACTACTGTACTTTGTGGTCCTACTAAGTTCTCTTGAAAATCTAAATGAAAATCCACATATGTATAATTATCCGCACTTTTTGTTTCATCCTTTAGACTATTAAACGTAATAGAAGCCATTTTTTCTCCTTTTGTAACATAAGTATTTATAACAAGATCTTAAATTCGAAGGAGATACATATGAAAGAATTTCGTGGAAAATACAACTTATTATTAGAACAAACACTATACCGATACCAACAAGGTGGTTTCTTAAGAGGTGATTATGTTAAACTAAAGTCTGGCGCCTTACAAGGTGATGGAGCAAAACATATTTCTAGCCAAGTAAGAGAACTTTTAGAAGCTTCAGATAAACAAGATACTTATTGGAGAATTAGTTATATTAAGTCTGGTCAATCAGAGGCTTTTAATGGCCCTGTTGATGCTGCTAATATACCAGCTGCTCCATTATATGCAGATATTATCCATGAATATGCTCCTGGCATGTGGAAAGATCCTGTTACTCTTCCTCTAGATATGTTAGAGAAAATAGAAGTAGAACCTCAAGAAGGCTATGCTCCATATCCAAAATCTTTAGTTCGTCCTAATGATAACTCTAATAAAGAAGCAACTGAAGTAGATCAAACTGATGGGAAAGATGCAGAACGTAAACTACATAATAAAAATGAAAAAGTAGATACCATTGTTGAACCTATTACTTCTCGTCCTGGTGTTAAAAGAATTAACGAAAATAGAGATATTATGGCTGTTTTTATGGATAGCCAAAATAAAGCTTAAGTACATTCTATATCATGAGTATAAATGCCATACTCGAATCATACCGAAGTATGTATAATAGTCGTGATGCATACGAATCTCAACCAGGTATTGGTCGGCATGAATTTGAAATAGAAGACCTATATTTTGAATACGATCCATTCTTTAATGAATTTATTGATATATCTATTACTAACAGTGCATACCATGATGATAGATATAGTGTTGGAAAAACTAAAACAAATAAACAATATATAACTGATTTAACTGAAGAGTTATTAAAAGCATTACCTAAACCACCTGAATTTTTCGATCTATATAAAAATTCAGGAATTTATTTAAATTTAAAAGTTGAAGTAAATGTAACAGATATTAACAAGAATAGAGAATATGGTAGAATTGATTATGATATAGATTATAATGTAATACAAATAGATCTCATAGATCCTGATTCAGGAAAAACTATACAATTACGAAATTCTGTAGAAACAAAATTATACAATATGCTCAGTGAATATATTACTCAAACTGTATATGATAAAGTTACTAATCATTAAAAATCTTCAGTAA